GAGGTGTGGTTTTTATATGGTGTGTCGGTACTTTGTCTTTTTATGTTGGCGTTGCTTATGCATACGCTTGCGGGTGACTACGAATGAGCCGCGAACTAGCCAACAAAATATTAGACAGGATTCGAGATGGTGCAATCTACCCTCCTCACGTCGTTAACCAAGCCCTCGAAGCAACGGGCGACTTGGAAATCCCCATTTACTGATGAGCAACGTGCCCACTTTGAAAAGATTGCCGCCCAGCAAAAGCGAATTGACGATATGGCAACGGCGAGGGAGTTGGTGCAGATGTTCTATGCCAGAGACAAAGACGGGCGCAACGCTTGGCTACGTGAGGCGCTTAACCGTATCGCCAGTAAGCGGGGGGCTGGGCACACCAACAATATACGCACTTGCATGACCGAAATAAGGATAAACGAGTATCAAAATGATATTCTGTAATTTAAAGGAGAAAACAAATGATTGAAAACAAAATTGATTTAAAACTTGTTGTTGCTTTGAAAATGGCTAGAAACGCTATTAGCCTTTCCCAACAAGAAGTTGCCAACCTTACAAATATTTCAAAAACAACAATTGCAAGATTTGAAACGCTTGATGGGAATATTGACTCCGCTCAGTTAATTAAATTATTGAAGTTGTATGTTAGTTGGGGCGTAAATATAGATGTCTTATCTGCGAATGGAATAACTGTTACTGTATCTTCTGACGGATTAAAGAGGATTCACGAGTGGATGCAAACAGATTGTCTACGCAGAAAAGATCGTGGTGTAAAAAAGAAAAAGTTGAAAGTAAGCGTAGATTGAGGTGAGAACTAGCGAACATGAAAATATTAATCAAGGACAGCGCAACTGGTCTGATTCAAATCAGAGAGGTCTGGCAGCGAATGAAGCAGGCGCTGGATAGCGGTGTGCCATTGGTAATGGAAATAACGCGAGAAAACAGGTCGCTACCTCAAAATGCTCTGATACACTCAATCATCAGCCAAATAAGCGCGCAAACCCAGCATCTTGGTTCTACTTGGGATGCTGAATCTTGGAAGCGGCTTCTGGTTGATGCATACACCAGAGAGATTGGGCAAAATTCGGGGCAAGTCATTCCCAATTTGACAGGGGATGGTATTGTCCAGTTGGGGCTTCAAACACGAAAATTTACAAAAGCACAAGCATCAGAGTTTTCAGAATGGTTGATGGCTTGGGCGGCTCAGAACGGAGTAACCATCAATGAAGGGTAAAACCCGCACTACGTCAGAAAAGTCGCTACAAGACCGTATCGCCCAATTGGGTTGTATCGCTTGCCTAAAGGACGGCGTATTTAACGATCAAGTGTCAATCCACCACATTGATGGCCGAACCAAGCCAGAGGCGCACACAAAGGTCTTGCCGCTGTGCGCTGGCCACCACCAAGACGGCACGGGGTACGCGGGGCTAATAGCAGTCCACCCTTGGAAAAAACGCTTTGAGCAACGATACGGCGGTCAGTACGCTTTACTGGATGAAGTTATGCGGATGATTAACGACCAATGAAGATCTTAGGCATAGACCCCGGCTTTAGTGGGGCATGGGGCATGATTGACTGGCACGGCGACTTTGTGGCTTGTGGCGATATGCTCAACGATAGTAAGCAGTTACTAACCAACGACATACACAGAGAGATCAGCCAAGCAAGGGATGGCTGTGATCTGGAAATGTGCGTGGAGGCTGTACACGCTATGCCGGCACAGGGTGTTGCATCAACGTTTAAGTTTGGCTTGGCGTTTGGTATGGCCTTGGCAATGACACAGCGAATTAACGCGCCCACCCACCTAGTGACGCCTCGCAAATGGAAAAAGGACTTGGGGCTGTCTAGCGACAAAAACGATTCTTTGGCGATGGCAAGGGAACTTTGGCCTAACGCCCCACTCGAACGAAAAAAAGATAATGGACGGGCTGAAGCATTATTGCTTGCACATTGGCTACGACTTGAGTTAAACTGAATTTCTCCTTTCGGTGTTTAACGACTCCGTTTGCCTGCCCTTGCGGTGGGCATTTTTTTTGGTTAAAATGGTAAAAACTATTGGGGCTTGCATGGGCTTACTATCAATCGAGATCACTTCTGAGGAAGATGACGCGCCGTTAATTACAAAAGAGCAGAACGCTGAAACGCGCACTTTTGTGATGGAAAAATGGATGTTTGGCCCTGAAAAGACCAAGGCTAACAACTCCGAGTATTGGCGCGATATATCTGTCTACTGGCGTACTAGCCCAGATCAAGCCAAGCGCAACCTGTGCGCTAATTGCGAATACTTTAACGACAGCCCGGATATGCTTGCCAAGATGGAGGTTGTCCCTGAAGACAAGTATGACCGTGATGGCGGTGGCCGTGGCTGGTGTTCTAAGTGGGACTTCATTTGCCACAACTTACGCACCTGCAAGGCATGGGAAGAAGCCGAGCAGGAAATGGAAGAAGGCTCAGATTACTCTAACGGAGAAGATGATGGGAACTACGAATCAGAAGATGCCTAAGCAAGGCAAGCCAGCAAAGTCATTGCGTGAGTACGGCGAGGCTATGATGAAGGTCAAGCCCCGTGAGATGCCAAAGCGTAATATGCGTGCAAAGAAAAACAAGGGATAAATATGCCCTCCTTGCTTGATGACCCAGAAGCCTACGCATTTGCCGCACAGATAGCGGAAGACCGTAGGCGCAAGCTAACCAACCAACAGGCGCTAAACGCCATCTTGCAAGGCGTTGGCGATTTGCCATACACTTTACTTGGCGCACCTGTTGAAATTAGCACTGGGTTGTTAAGGGCAGGCGGAATGGCTCAAGGCGAGCAAGCAGGCGGCATTGATTACTTCAAGAGAAAAGCTACCGAGTTAGGCATTCGACCACCAGACTCTGATAACCCAACGATGCGCGATATGCGTATGGGTGCTGAGATTGCTATGGGCGGTGTTGACCCCACAAGAGTCGCAAGGGCTGGCGGCGCTGTCGCTGGTGCTGTGGCGAGAGAGGCAAAACCCATTATTGGTGACGCCTTAGAAAATTACATGGCGAAGTCTGGCTTGGCTCCAAGAGTTGCGCCAGAGGGTGGGTTGCTTGGCGGTAAGGCGTTTGATGTGTCAAAAACAGACGCATCTGATATTTTTGGCGCTGGTGCTGAAAAGGTTATCTACAAAGACCCCAACAGCGGTGGATACATCCAAGTCCTGACCCGACCAAATCAGCCAGCATCTGTAACTGCTTTGGAAGTTCCAGAGGCTTTCCGTAAACAAGGTATCGGTGGCAGTCTCCAAGAGCAAGCATTAAAAGACTTCCCGAATATGCAGGGTCAAGTATCATCCAAGTCGGCGGCAAGAAGTGCCTACAAACAAGGACGTAGACCTGTGGGTCAGCCAGACGCAACGTTAGATGACGTTCTAAAGATGATTGATGACGATTCCTCTGTGAACCTTGTTTCTCCGACTAGACAACAAGAGATGAGTGGCGCACAAGGTGGGTTGTTAAGTGCAACACCTGTAAACGATGTGGCAGACACATTGATTTATCACGGAACATCACCAAGCGCCGCAAAGTCAATTGAGAAAGCTGGCTTTGATGTAGCACAAGCGGCAGACGGGACGATATGGTTTACGACTAACCCTGCCATTGGTGAAGTCGCGGCAACGGCTAAAGGCGCTGTTGTAAGTAGAAGTTTAAATGAATCGAATCTAAAACTAGCCACTTGGGATGATATAGACAAATATTCTGTGGATGAATTGATTAACATGGGTTATGACGGGGTTAAGATGCCGTCTGGAAACGAGACAACGTATCAGATTTTTAACCCTGAAAAGTTGACAAAATTAAGCAACAAGCCAGCCGCGCCGCAAGCAGAGGCATTAAAGACTGCTCAAAAAAATGCCGCTTTGCCTGTTGAGAAAGGCGGTCTTGGTCTACCAAAAGACAATACGCCAATGGACAGAGCTAAGGCGATGGGCGGTAAAGACATGGTTCATTTTTCTAGGTCTGGCGGTGATTACACAGAGCTTGATTCTGGCAAGTTTGCTGTTGCACCTTTTGATGCTGTTGGGACTCATGTTGGTAGCCCACAAGCGGCAATGGATAGATTTAGGAACACAACCGCGACAACAGACCAAATTAAAGGTACTACATACCCAGTCACTATTTTGGGCGACAGACCCTTGATGAACCAAAACGGTATGCCTTGGGGAGAAGACGACTTAAATGCTTTTTTACGCAAAGAGGGTGGGCATACGTTGTCAGATGTTAATGGCGCAAAAATGACTTATCAAGATATGAATACGGAGTTGCGAAAAAAATTGTTTGAAGAACAGGGTTATTCATACATTCCATATTTTAATGAAGTAGAGGGTAAAGGTAGTATTAGCTACATTGTCCCACCAAAAAACATTCGTTCACAGTTTGCCGCATTTGACCCAATGCGTAAAAATGAATCAAATATCTTGGCTGGCGCTTTGCCGTTTGGCATACTAGGTGCAGACGAAGAAACAAAGAAAGATATGCAAAGTCTGTTAGGATATTAACAAAACCTATCAACATCACCAACCCAATAGGGAGTGAAACAATGAATAAACAAACCGAAAATAATCGCGGCAGACCTAAAGGGTCACCAAACAAGTCCACAGCGGCTGTTAGGGACGCGATGGCTCTCTTTGCAGAGGGTAACGTACATAAGCTAGAGGAATGGATTGCGGACGTTGCAGAGGGCGCTGATGGCAGGCAAGCCGATCCAGCAAAGGCGGCTGACTTATTCCTAAAGGCCATCGAGTACCACATTCCCAAGTTAGCCCGCACCGAGGTTACTGGCGAGAACAACGGCCCAGTGGAGATGAAGATTACATGGATGAAGTAATCGAAATCCAGTACGCTCCAAGGGAGCAACAGCAGCAGATTCACGACCTAATGGACAGCAAGCGTTTTGCTGTGGTGGTCGCTCACCGCAGGATGGGCAAGACTGTCTCAGCAATCAACCACCTTATTAGGGACGCTGTACTGAACCACAATGAAGCACCCCGGTACGCCTACATTGCTCCAACGTACAGCCAAGCCAAGCGGATTGCTTGGGACTATCTGGTCAAGTATGTAGAACCACTGGGGGCGGTTGCCAACATTGCTGAATTGCGGGTTGACTTCTGGGGTAGGCGCATCCAGCTATACGGCTCAGACAACCCTGAAAGTCTGCGGGGCCAGTATTTTGATGGCGTCATCTTGGACGAGATTGGCGACCAGAACCCAAAGATATGGACAGACATCATTAGGCCAGCACTAGCCGACCGTAAGGGCTGGTGTTTGTTTATTGGTACGCCCAAGGGTCACAACCACTTCAAGGAACTGCGGGAGAGGGCTACCAAGGACGAGGGTTGGGGCTTGCTGGAGTTCAAAGCCTCTGAGACCAACGTGGTGGACGCCCAAGAGTTGCAGGCGGCTAGGGTTGAGATGGGCGAGGACAAGTACCGCCAAGAGTTTGAGTGTTCCTTTGATGCCGCCGTGGAGGGTAGCTACTATGGCCAGATCATTAATAAGCTGGAAGACGACAATCATATTCAGTCAATCCCGAGAGACGATATATGTCGGACTGTTACGGCTTGGGACTTGGGTATGGGTGATTCGACTTCCATATGGGTGGCTCAAATCGCTGGCTCGGAGATTCGCCTCATTGATTACTACGAAAACCACGGTGTAGGCTTGGACAACTACGTCAAGTGGCTACGAGACAACGATCACCACAAGGCAGAGCATATCTTGCCTCACGACGTACAGGTTCGGGAACTAGGGACAGGCAAAAGCCGTTTGGAGGTACTTCAGGATGCAGGACTTGAGATTAGGGTTGCACCGCGTATGTCAGTCGATGACGGAATCCAAGCCGTGCGCCGATTGCTCCCAAGGTGCTGGTTCAATGTGCCACAGGTGCAAATCGGACTCAATTGCCTACGCAACTACCGTAGGGCATACGACGAAAAGCGTAAGATTTTCTTTGAGCGCCCACTACATGACTGGTCAAGCCACGGCTCTGATGCCTTTCGGTATCTCGCTATTGGCCTAGACGAAACAGCGTCAACGTGGGGTGAATCTATTAACAAACCAGCAAGGTGGGTCGTTTAATGTACTTAATGCCGCAAGGAAATACCGAGGCCAGACTAAGAGAATGTGAGCGACGTTTACACGCTTTGGAAAATATGTTAAATAGCTTACAATTGGACAACAAGCCAAAGCGGGGCAGACCGCCAAAGGAACAAGATGGACACGAATCTACTAAAGGCGATTCTCGAATCTGAGATTGATGACGCCATTGGTTTTTTAGAAACCGAAACAGTAGCTGACCGCAAATACGCACTTCAGTCATACCTGCGCCAGCCTTATGGCAACGAGGTGGACGGCAAATCAGCAATCGTTACAGGCGAGGTGGCAGAGGCTATTGACGGCGCATTGCCTGCGTTGGTGCGTATCTTTACAGCATCTGATGAGGTGGCTCAGTTTGACCCCGTATCTCCCGGCGACGAAGCTGGAGCCAAGCAAGCCACAGACTATTGCAATCACATTCTCCTAAAGGACAACGACGGCGTTATCCTGTTCCACGATTGGTTTAAGGACGCGCTGTTAGAAAAGAACGGCATTGTCAAGGCTTACTGGGAAGACAAGGAAGACGTTACTAAGGAGACCTATGAGGCTCTAAGCGACGATGAGTTGGCCATGCTGTTGTCCGACAAGGACATTGAGGTTGTCGAGCAAGATAGCCAAGAGTTCCCTGTCCTAGACCAAATGGGTATGCCAGCAATTGGCCCAGACGGTATGCCTGCTGTGTACGGCATCCACAACATGACAGTCAAGAAGAAGTCTACTTCTGGTCGAGTCAAGATTGAGAACGTCCCGCCAGAAGAATTCATTATCAGCAAGAAAGCCCGCAAGATGGCTGACGCGCCATTTGTGGCTCACCGTCGGATTATCACTCGCGGCGACTTGATTGCTATGGGCTTTGATAAGGACGTAGTTGAGGGCTTGCCTTTAGGTGAGACGCTCAGTTATAACCCAGAGCGAGTTATCCGCTACGAGCAGGGTGAGCAGCCTGAAGACAATCAAAGCCTTGACCCTGCAATGCAAGACATTGAGGTGTTTGAGTGCTACATCCGCGCTGACATGGATGACGATGGCATTGCTGAGTTGCGCCAAGTCTTTTACGCTGGTAACGAGATTCTGAGCGAGGAAGAAACGGACTATGTGCCGTTCTACTCCATTTGCCCAATACCAATTCCGCACAAGTTCTTTGGTCAATCATTCGCAGACCGTACAACGGACATCCAGCTAATCAAGACGACTATCCTGCGTCAGATGCTGGACAACCTGTATCTGACCAACAACGCCCGTGTGGTGGCTGTTGAGGGGCAGGTTAACCTTGATGACCTGCTGACATCTACGGCTGGTGGAGTTATTCGTGCGAAGTCACAGGGTGCTGTTACGCAGTTAAACGTGCAGTCTATTGCGGCTCAGTCATTCCCAATGCTGGAATACCTAGACCAGACCGCAAGCAAGCGCACAGGCGTTTCTGATGCTTCTCAGGGTCTTGACCCATCTATCCTGCAAAACGTTACGGCAGCAGCAGTTGCGTCAATGCAGCAGGCTGGGGCTGGCAAGATCGAGATGGTCGCTCGGATATTTGCTGAGACAGGCGTAAAAGACCTGTTTAGGGGCATTATGCACTTGGTCACCAAGTACCAGAACAAAGAGCGCATTATCCGATTGCGTGGCGATTACATTGCTGTTGATCCACGTTCTTGGGCGTCTGAGTATGACATCTCTGTTAACGTAGGCTTAGGCGCTGGAAACCGCCAAGAGCAGATGGCCATGCTTGGCTTGATTGTCCAGAAGCAGGAGCAGTTGCTTGGTGCTTACGGCTTGGGCAACCCATACGTCAGCCCAGCCCAGTACCGCAATACACTGGGTCGCATGGTCGAGGCGGCAGGCTTCAAGGACTCCGCTGAGTTCTACAAGGCCATTCCTCCAGAGTTGGATCAGCAGTTGCAGAACCCACCTCCACAGCAACAGCAGGTTGACCCGATGGCTCAAGCGGCTATGGCTAAGATGCAGGCTGACATTCAGGCATCACAGGCCAAGGCACAGGCAGACCTGCAAACCCAGCAGGCCAAAGCACAGGCTGACATCCAACTAGCCCGTGAGAAAGCTGCGGCTGACTTGCAACTACAGCGTGAGAAGTTTGCCGCTCAGATGGAGTTTGACCGCCAGAAGATGGTGGCTGAGTTGCAGATGAAGCAACAGGAGTTTGAGGTTGAGGCTCAGATCAAGGCTTCCAAAGTCGCGGCTGGGATTACATCTAACGTAGAGATACCGGGATAAAACATGGCAACAGCACCTACATTTACGCCAGCAGAAGTTGCAATGGGACAAGAGTTCTTTGCAAGCAACCCAACAGCAAACCAGATTTATGGTCGAGCAAGTGAAATTGGCTTTTCACCAGAACAAGTTGCTGGGTTGTATCAGCAATCAATGGGTGGCGACTTTACCGGTCTTTTGGGTGGTGTAACTGATTACTTGGGTGGCACTGGTCAAACCCTTGGTGGCGGGTACACAAGTGGTCTGTATGCGCCAGAGTTGACGCAATTTACGCCAACGCAAATTAGAGACGCGGCTCAAAGCAGGACACCAGAAGGCGGGGATGTGCGTCAGACATTGCTTGATTACGGCACAGGGGCTGGTTATAACTTTGACCAAATGGATCAGATGCTAGGACTTGCTCCCGGTTCTACGGCGGCTTATAGCGGTAGCCAGTCGGTAGCACCAGTAGCACCAGTAGGCGTTGACAGCATTGTCAATCAAATTGCAGGCACTTCAGCAGCCCCAGCAACTATCAATGCGCCTCAAGCAATGGGGACGTACGATACAAGCAACTACTTTGATCGCTACTTCCCTGTCAGCATAACTGGTGGCGGGACTAACCAGACCACTGGATTGAGTAACGTATCTGGTCAGTCAAGCCTTGCCGACATCTTGGCTAATATCCAAGGCCAGTACACACCTCAGCAATTTACACAATCTGGTGGTAGCTATGGGGCTGGTCGATTCTTGCCTGCTGACATGGCTCCCGGAATGGTTAACACCGCTGGCGGCACAGGATTTACTCCTACCGAGGTTTCTAAGGCTACCGAGTACTTTAGTCAGGTTACAGACCCACAGCAGATTTTTGAGCGTGCTGATGAGATCGGCTTATCTGGTACGCAGTTGGCTGATTTGTTCTCCAAGTCTACAGGTGCAAATTACAACGATGTGTTGCAATCAATCAATAACTGGTCTGAGGCTACTGGGAATTCTTTAGATGGCGGATACACGCCGGGGTCATCACCTTGGTTTGAGCCAGCGTCTTTTGAGCAATATAGCCAAAGCCTTATTGATGAATCATTGGATCAAGCTGTTGCAGAAACAATGGGCGTTAGTGGCGGATCATCTGGAGACATTGAAGCTGGCGCTCCTAGTGCATGGTCAGGCATGACAGAACAAGAGCGCGGTGCTTGGGTTCAAGCTAATCCCGGCAAATATGTTGCTGGCAAAATGGCGGCAGTAGCACTATTGCCCGGAGGCCAATTGTTAGCAATGCAACAAGACCCTTACATGGGGATGTCATTGGCTGAGTACGGTGTTGGTAAGGCCGGCAATATTGCGATGGGTGGCTTGTTAGATGAAGGCAAGGGAGCGCCAGTAGTAACGTCTTCTGGAAACACGGTTAGCGCAATGGAAGCTGCCGTGCAAGCAGCATTGGATCCAGATAATGAATATTCTCCATAAATCAGAACGCGCCCAACACCTACTTGAAGACGGGTTTATCACAGAAGTCATTAATGAATTGAAAAATTCAAAGATTAATGACATAATGAACACTAATGAGGGCGATGTAGAGGCAAGAGAACGTGCTTACACCGTCATCAAGACTCTTGACTTGATCTATGGGCATATTGAAAGCCTAGCGGCTGATACCAAGATTAAGGAAAAGAAGTGGAAGATTTTGTAGCATTTGGGCTACAACCGTTAGCAGACGGATTCTGTTGATAACTGGACTGACTTATGGATGACACCAACCCTAGCGGGAGTGAACCATTAAATGTAAATTCTGCGGCATCTGCCTTTCTTGGGCTAATGGGTGACGATAGCGGAGCCGATGAGGGCCAACCTGCTGAAGAACCTGTAGACGAGCAAGACGATGTTGTTGAAGCATCTGACGACGATTCCGAGGTGGAATACACCGAAGACTCTGAGGATGATGTGGAAGAAGCTGTTGATGCTGAGCCTGAGACTAAAAAGTTTAAGGTGAAAGCGGCTGGCGAGGAAATTGAGGTAGAACTTGATGAACTTATTAGCGGCTACCAGCGGAGCAAGGATTACACACAAAAGTCACAAGCACTAGCCGATCAGCGAAAAGAAGTGGAAGCACGACAATCGCAGTTGGCAGATGTGCAAAAAGAGCGTGAGGTTTATGCCCAGCGCCTACAAGCAATTGACCAGTTCCTTGGTCAGCAAATGGGCGCACAGGAAGACCTCGCAACTCTAAAGGAGATTGACCCAATCGGCTATGCCGTGAAGGTTGCCGAGCGTAGTGAACTTGAGAAGCAACGCGCCGTAATTCAATCTGAGCAGCAACGCCTTGCCCAAAAGCAACAAGCGGAGCGCAACGAGCAGTTACAGACGCACTTGCAACGAGAGTCACAATTGATGTCTCAGGCTATCCCAGAGTTGGCTGGAGAAAAGGGAAATAGCGTTAAAAAGGAAATTATGTCCTACGCTAAGTCACTTGGATTCAGCGACCAAGAGTTGGGTGCGATTTATGACCACCGCGCGGTGTTAGCTTTGTACAAGGCGATGAAGTACGAGAATCTTCAGAAGTCTAAGCCTGATGCACTAAAGAAAGTGCAGTCAGCACCTAAGACCATGAAGGCAGGTTCTTCTAACCCTCCTACGAAGTCATCACAAGATAAACAGGTGATGCAGAAGTTGCGTCAAACGGGCAAAGTCCGTGATGCAGCAAATGCTTTTGAACGATTCTTGTAATTAAATTTTTGGAGTATCAAAAATGGCTATCTATCAAACATATACCGCTAAAGGTCAGCGCGAAGACCTGTCAGACATTATTTATAACATCAGCCCCACTGACACGCCTCTTATGTCTTCCATTGGCAAGACTAAGGCTACGGCTGTTTTGCATGAGTGGCAAGTTGACTCATTGGCCGCTGCGTCACTGAGCAATGCCGCTGTTGAAGGTGCAGACGCATCGTCAGCTACTCTGGCTGTTACAACCCGTGCTGGCAACCGTACCCAGATTTTCCAGAAGACAATCCAGATTGCTGGTACTTTGGAAGCTGTGGACAAAGCAGGCCGGAAGTCCGAAAAAGCCTACCAATTGGCCAAAGCCTCATCTGAGGTTAAGCGCGATATGGAATTGACCCTGTTAAGCAACCAAGTTGCATCAAACGGAAATAGCACTACCGCTCGCACGCTAGGTGGTTTGCAGGCATGGCTAAACACCAATGGTGATTTCGGTACTTCTGGCGTGGCTGGTGCTTCTGGTACTACCGCCCGCACAGAAGGCACTGACCGCACCTTTACGGAAGACATCCTAAAGACTGTTGTTAAGGAAGTCTATACCGCCGGTGGCAACCCCAAAGTCTTGATGGTCAACCCTGCACACAAGCAGACCGTCTCAGGCTTTGCCGGTATTGCTGCACAGCGTTACATGGCTCCTAGCAACGAAGCAACGACCATCATTGGCGCGGCTGACGTTTACCTCAGCGATTTTGGCACGATGTCTGTCGTCCCTAACCGCTTTATGAACGCCACCAACGCTTGCGATGAGACGGCTTTTGTTGTTGACCCAGATATGCTGGCAATCGCTTATCTGCGTCCTTTCTCTACGAATGAACTTGCCAAGGCAGGTGATTCTGAGAAGACGCAATTGATCTGCGAAGCAACTTTGGAAGTCAAGAACGAAGCTGCCCACGGCATCATTGCTGACTTGTTATAAGTTGACTAGATAGGAAGAAGCCTCAGATCAAAAGTCTGGGGCTTTTTTCTTTATTGAAAAACGGCTAAAATGTCAATATGGAAAATACTGAATTTCGCAAAACAGTTGGACACGCTGACGGTGATGGTGGTGTTATCTTTGAGACACGCCAAGACGTAAGCGGGATTATTGAGCAGAACCAAAAAGAGTTTAATCTTTACGATGAGCGTGCTAAATGGTCAGGTGAAGTTTATGGCAACAAGGTGGCCTCCATCCCTTTGACTGTTATTGATGACTTGAACAATCAGGGCATCATGCGTGGGTTTCATGTGCTGGACGAAAAGCGTTTCCGTTCATGGCTAAACAACCCTGACAATCGTTTCTTCCGCACTAGACCGGGGAATATATGAGCCTAAGTACCTATGCAGACCTGAAAACATCGGTCGCCAATTATCTTGCTAGGACTGATCTCACAGACCAGATACCTGACTTCATTTCGCTTGCCGAGCGCCGCATCTTGAGAGAGGTGCGTATTCGTCAGATGCTGGTTTCTTTGGACTTAACAGCCACGGCTGGAAGCAACAAGATCGCCCTGCCTGCCAACTTCTTGGAGGCCAGAGACTTGGTAGTAGTTGGCAACCCAACTAAGCCGATGAACTACTTGTCTCCATCGGCACTGTCACGAAACTCGCTAAGTTCCGTGTCTGGGCAACCAGCAAATTACACAATATTGGCGGAGGAGTTTCAGTTAGCCCCGTCTCCAGACTTTGCCTACACCCTAAGTTTGCTGTACTTTGCAAAGCCAACGTCATTATCCGATGACAACCAATCAAACATTTTGTTAGTAAATCTGCCAGATATGTTGCTATATGCGGCATTGCTTGAGGCAGAGCCTTACCTGATGAATGATGCTCGCTTGGCTACATGGGTATCTATGTATGAGCGTGCCTCTGTGTCTGTTGAGAAGTCTAACGAGACTGGTCAATATTCTGGCGTCCCCTTGGCAATCAAGGCAGTTTGAAAGTAAAGCATGGCAACACAGCGCATAAGTTTTAATGAATGGTTGCCAGATCAGCCGGGCTTGGCTGGCTCTCTAACTGAGGCGAAGAACGTCATCTCTCAGGCGGTAGGCTATGGGCCACTGCCACTTCCTACGCCAATTGCTAATGGCGCAGGTGAAACCTTATACACACTGCACCACACAAGAGACTCGACTAACGAGGCCGTGATTGTGGCGGCTGGGTTGCAAAACGTGTACTCCATATCCTCAATTGGGGACTTTACTAATATATCTGGCACAACATACTCAACACCTAACGACAGTCGCATCCGGTTTACGCAGTTTGGCTCCAACACCATTTTTACTAACAACGCTGACAAGCTGCAATACTTCAATGTAAACACATCGACACAGTTTGCGGATGTGGCTTCTGACGCTCCTGTGGCTAAGTACATTACGGTTGTTCGTGACTTTGTGGTTGTTGGCAACACATTAGAGGGTGCAACGAGATACAGCAACCGAGTGCGCTGGTCTGGCATCAACGATGAGACAGAGTGGACATACTCACAAACGACTCAGGCTGACTATCAAGACGTTCCTGACGGCGGCAACGTTGTAGGCATTACTGGTGGCGAATTTGGTCTAATCCTGATGGACAAGGGTATCTCCCGAATGTCCTACGTTGGGACTCCTTTTATATTCCAGTTCGACAACATTAGTCGCGGGATTGGTTGCTTGTCAGAGAACAGCATTGCTCAATATCAGGGTATTACGTTCTTCCTGTCAGACGATGGGTTCTATATGTGCGACGGCCAGTCCGTTAAGGCCATTGGCTCCGAAAAGGTTGACCGTTGGTTCTTTGATAACGTTGACCTGACGGTGCTAAATACAATGTCTGCGGCGCTTGACCCAATCCGCAAGCTGGTGGTGTGGAACTTCTTGTCATCAGGCTCACTCCGTAAGCTGTTAATTTACAACTTCAAGACAGGGCGCTGGACTAATGCTGATGCGGTGACGGACTACATTGCAGACGCCTCCACTGGAACTGTTACGCTTGAGCAACTAGATCAGATTTCTGTATCCATAGATGCCCTAGACCAATCACTAGATTCGCCTGCCTATGTTGGCAACCAGAGTTTCCTTGGCGGGTTAAAGGATGATGACGTGTACGCCTTTACTGGCCTACCCAGAAGCGGCGTTATCATTACTGGGGACGTAGATGTGGGCGCTAACTCGCTCATCACGCTTGCAAGGCCACAGATTGATAACGGCTCGGCTAATGTGGCCGTGGCGTCTCGCTATCGATTGGATGTTGAACCGTCCTATGGCACGCCTGTGGCGGCTAATAACGAGAATAGGGTGTCACTCAGGAACTCTGGTCGCTACCACCGAATAAAGGTTGAGCCGACAGGAGATAGTTGGCAAAATGCTGTGGCAATTGATATTGACATCGTGCCAAGCGGGGGTCGCTGATGTTTCGTACCGTACCAGTATTTGGAGCAGACCAACGTGTAATGTCAGAGGTCGTTCGTGGAATCATGGACGGCAAGACAAACAATACTGGCACAATAACATTTGATACTGGTGGCGCTACAACGACCGTAATCAATGACGCTCGCATTGGTGGCGACTCTAAGATCATACTGATACCTTACAGCCTGTCTGCGGCGGCAAGCAACAACTACCCCTATGGGACATTTGAGGAGAGGGCAGATATTACATTTGCCACAGCCAACACTCCGCAAGTGTTGTCATTAACTAATGCGGATTTCTTGGTTGGCACTTCTTTGGCGGCTAACAAGATAACCGTCGCATACTCTGGCGTTTACGATCTAACCGTTTCGGCGTTGTTTGTGAATCAAAGTGTGCAAATTCATGAATCTTTCTTGTGGATTAGGGTTAACGGCACAGATGTGCCTCATACAGCTACAAAATTTAGCGTTGTTGAGAGCCACGGCGGTATAGATGGCTATATGCCTATTTCAATACACCACCCGATAGAACTTAGTGCAAATGATTATGTTGAAGTTGTTGCGGCGGTAGACAACACAAGCGTTTATCTTGAGGCTTACGCGGCGCAAACTACCCCATTTGTTAGGCCATCCATTCCGTCGTTAATGGCTAATATATCGATGATTGACCCGTCACAGACTGCTGGCACGGCGCATGAGCCTTATATCGTATCCGTTGGCAAAGGAACAGCCACTGTGTCGCATTTTGCTAATTCTGTAATTGGTAAAACTTACGCTTATGTCATTGTGGGATAAGCAAATGATTGATATAATGACTCTAGGACGACCGCCTACGAGTCCATTCTTTGAAAGGAACTGACTATGGCAGTCGAATACCAAACCACCACCACAGAGCCTAGCGCGGTACTAAAGCCGTATCTGCAATATGGCTTGACTGAGGCGCAACGCCTTTACCAAGAGGGTGGAACGCCCACTGTAGGTGCATCGGACATCACCCAGCAGGCAATGCAAGCGGCTCAAAACCGCGCCATGATGGGTTCACCGTTACTTGGCTCTGCACAGGCTCAACAGCAAGGCACGATCCAAGGCGATTACTTGTCTGGCAACCCATTCTTTCAAGGTGCATTCCAGCCAGCGGCACAGCAGGCCACTAGCGCGTTTAATCAGGCTATTGGCAACATTGGCTCACAGGCTTCCCGCGCTGGTCGATACGGCTCTGGTGCTATGCAGAACCTGCAAACACAGGCGGCTGGTCAATTGGCTCAAGGTCTGACAAACACTGCTGGGCAGTTGGCTTACCAAAACTATGCCCAAGAGCGTGCTCGCCAAGAAGCGGCGGCTGGCAATGCACCTATGATGGCGCAGGCTGACTACGGCGACATCCAGCAATTGATGAATGTGGGTCAGTTGGGTGAGCAGTACCAACAGCAGGCATACAACCAACCCCAGCAGAACCTGACAAATTTCCTTGGCAACATCCAAGGCTTGCCGCTTGGTCAGTCAACAAATACCCCCTACTACACAAACCCAACAGCTAACACGCTGGGCACATTGTCAGGCATTGCTGGTATCGGCTCATTAGTTAACCAAGCTACTGGCGGTGGTTTCGGTAACTGGTTGAGCGGAAAGCTGTGGTAAGGAGTTAATATGGCTGGATTATTAGATTTCGGGTCGAACCCATACGCAGGTCTTTTGTCAGAGGAAGACTTAGCAGGCGCACGTCGCCAAGCAACGACTGATGCTTTGTTGAAACTGTCATCGGGATTGTTCCAAGCTGGCGCTCCATCACGCACACCACAGAGTCTTGGCGCGGCATTGGTTGGTGGCTTGCAAGGCGTTGGCGCTGGTTATCAGGGCACACTACAGCAAGCGGCACAGCAGAAGCTGATGCAACAAAAGTTGCAGGCTGACTTGCAGGCCAAGAAGCGTACAGCAGAGGCTCAGAACCTAGTTGGTGGCCTTTATCGCCCCGCACAAGCGGCTACGCAAGGCATTATGGATAGCCCTGACGTTGTTGTGCCTCCAAGACCAGCGACTCCCGGTGGCATTAACCAAGATGTAATGAGCCAGTTGATGGCACTTGGCCCAGAGGGTCAAAAAGCCATTATGGATCGCTTGAAAATGCAGAAGATGATGCAGGGTGAAGCGTTTAATTTAAGCCCCGGTGATGTTAGGGCGCGAACCGACATTTTTGGTAACACAACGCCTGTTGCGTCTGGCGCTCCAAAGGTCGTTGATCCTAAGTTGGCTTCTGATTTTGCGAAAGCTGTTGATTCTCTTGGGTATCAGCGTAAAAATGCAAGCGAATACTCTGAGCAAGAGCGTGCCGCAATTAATAAAAAAATGAATGAATTTGCTCAAGCAAATCGTCAAATCATTATGAATGAAGGCCAAAGAGGTTTTCAAAATACATCTGACTTAAAAAAGCAATTTGCTGGGGAGCCAATTTACAAGGCTTACGAAGACATGAGGATGTCTTACGGTCAAGTTGCATCCGCAATAGATGCTGGCACACCAATCGGAGACGTTGGTGGCGCGACCAAGATCATGAAGCTACTTGACCCCGGCTCAGTGGTAAGAGAGTCTGAGCTTGGCATGGCAATGGCGGCTGGTGGTCGTATGGATCGACTTAAAAATTATTTTAAACAGTCTATAGACGGAACAAAGCTTACAGCAACTCAGCGGAAAGATTTTAAGTCTTTAGCTTCTGAACTTTACAACGTTGCGGCCAATTTGTATAACTCAAAAAGAACCGAATATTCTAATCTGGCAAAGGCTTTTAACCTTAATCCAAATTTAGCCCTTGGAAATTCAGCCAAAATTCAAGGTGAAATTAAGCGAATTGGGTGGGAACAATGACCGACATCAAAATAAAATTTGCAGATGGCGAAGAAATTATTTACGAAAACGCTCCTTCATCTGTAACTGCGGATGAAGTTATAGCAAGAGCGCAAAATGAGTTCCCAAGCAAACAAATTTCCTCTGTTGAAAAACTTAAAACAACAGAGGCTCCTATTGCGCCAGTAGCTGCTAAAGACCCTTTGATGGCAAACGGAAGGGTTCCAACCGTAAATGAAATGATTGCGCCTGAGCTTGATAAACTTAGCGGTGGCGAAGTTGTTGCTGGCGATGACTTTTTAAGGCAACTAGGTTTGTTTGGTCGTTACGCGGCTGGTGCTGCCACGGCTATACCAGAAATGGTTTCAGACCCGTTTTCCAATATCGTAAATGCAATGGCTGGTCGTGAAGTAATGACGCCTATTGCAAAAACAAGACAGCGTGTGTTAGAGGCGATAAACGCTCCTAAGCCACAAACACAACAAGAGCGCGTGATTGGCGACATTACTCAAGCTGGCTTGTCGCTTGCTGCTCCTGCTGGTATTGCTCAAAAAGTTGAGGCGGTTCCACAGGCTTTAAAATCATTGTTGCTTGAGGCTCCTATTGTACAAAGCGCATCAGCCATTGCCGCCCCATCTCTGGCTTCAACAGCTAGAGAGTATGGCGATGTTGGTGAAGCTGGTCAAATCGGTTTAGGGCTGATTGGCTCAATTGGCGCTGGTGGCGTCACTGGTGGCGCTCCAAAGTTGGCTCAATCTGTATCAAACATTGTCAAACCATTTACAGAAGCTGGCAGGGAGGTTGTTGCTGGCAATGTGTTGCGTCAACTTTCACGCGACTCAGAGCAAGCGATTGAGTCTGGTTTAGCGTATAAGCCATCAATACCGGGCTATTCACCAACTACCGCACAAGCAACACGCGATGTTGGTTTGATTGGGGCAGAGACAACCATTCGCGGCCTTGACCAAACAGGCAAGTTCGGGAAGCAAATTAGCGATGCAAACAAGGCTCGCATGGTTATCCTTGACCGCATGGCTAAAGACAAAGATGATTTGGTGTCAGCTATTGCTAAAAGAGATCAGGTTTCTGCTCCGCTGAGAGAGCAAGCATTTGCAAACTCAAAGGTCTCGCCAGAAGTATTCCAAAACGCAATTACGCTTACTGTTAACAAAAAGATTGACAGCATCCTTGCATCTCCAGCAGGGAAGCGCAGTAGCGTTATGTCTGTAATGAATGATGCAAAATCTGACATTGCACGCGCTGAGTCTCCAGCAGAGTTGTATGAGATACGCAAAGATTTGAGAATGGCCGCGCAAGGTCTGTTGGATAAAGCGGAAAGGCGAGGCCCAAATGCAGGTGCATACAAAGCCTCAAAAAAGGAACTAGAGCAAGTTATTCAATCTGTTGATGATTTACTCGAATCTTCTGCCCCCGGCTATAAAGAATACTTACGCAAGTACGCGCAATCAAGCAGAGGCATTGAACGATTAGAGGCGGCTCAGGACTTTAGGGGCAAGGTGTTGACAACAACACCAGACCCGTCAAATGTTGGTGAATATTTGATTTCACAGCCAAAGTTCACCACTGCAATCAGAAACGCACAAAAAGACACCAACCTATCAAAGACACAGCTATCTGTCTTGGAGAAGGTATCCAAGGACTTGGATGATGGTGTTTTGAATCGCGCCGTTAAGGTTCCCGGCTCAGATACATTCAAAAATTTGAGTACAGCAAACATTATTGGTGGGATAATTGGCAAGCAGATTTATGGCGAGGTTTCACCCGGCTTGTCAAAACTTGTTGCCCCAATGAACTGGCTTTACAACGGCACTGATGATGCGATTCGTGAGTTGTTGGTTGACGCAATGTTAGACCCTAAGTTGGCATCAAGGTTGATGAGTACTGCCAAGACAACAACGCTTGAGCCTTTGAGTAATGAATTGAAGCGTAAAGCACTTTCACTTGGCTATGGAGCCGCATTTGGTTTGGAGTAAGTAAATGGCAAAGACAAAGATTAGCGAATACGACGCTACAGCGGCGAATAACACCGACGTTGAATCGGTAAACATTGCCGAGGGTTGCGCTCCCAGCGGGATCAACAACGCAATCCGTCAGATAATGAGCCATCTGAAGGACTTCCAAACGGGCACAAGCGACGATAGCTTGACTGTTGGGGGCAACCTTACGGTAGACGGCTCAACGACGCTCACAGGCGCTTTAACAGCCTCTGGTGGTGTGTCTGGTACGGTCACGTCATCCAACGCCACGATTACTGGTGGAACGATCAACGGGACTACGATTGGGGCTTCTACCCCAGCGGCGGTAACGGCGACTAACCTTACGGTTAACACGGCGGCAACCATTGCTTCTGCTGACATTAACGCAGGCACTATTGACGGTGCGGTGATTGGCGGGACATCGGCTCAGGCTATTACTGGTACGAACATCACAGCCAACACGGGCTTTTCTGGCCCACTGACAGGCGCTGTTACTGGTAACGTAACAGGCAATGTAACAGGCGACTTAACAGGCAACGTCACTGGCAACGTTACGGGTAATGTGACGGGCAATGTGACTGCGGCCTCTGGTACTTCTACGTTTGACAATGTGTCCATCACTGGTGCGTTGGACATGAATTCGGGTACTGCCGCCACCATTACTGGCCTGTCAAGCCCTACAAACGATTCTGATGCGGCCACCAAGGGTTATGTTGACGGGTTAGTCCAAGGCATTGACGCCAAGGCTTCTGTGGTTGCGGCCACCACCGCTAACATAGCATTGTCTGGGGAGCAGACGATTGACGGGGTATCGGTAGTTGCTGGCAACCGAGTGCTAGTAAAAGACCAAAGCACGGCTTCAGCAAACGGCATTTATGTTGCCGCAGTAGGCGCTTGGGCACGGTCTACTGACGCAGACACATGGGATGAACTGGTTTCAGCCTTTGTCTTTGTTGAGGGCGGAACAGCAAACGCTGACAACGGCTTTACTTGCACAAACAACGCGGGTGGCACGCTAGGCTCCACAGCAATCACTTGGGTGCAGTTTTCTGGCGCAGGTCAGATCACAGCGGGTAATGGTCTTACAAAGACAGGCAACACCTTAAACGTAGAAACAGCATCTGCTAGTCGCATTGTGGTCAACGGGGACAACATTGACTTGGCGTCGTCTGGCGTAACACCCGGCACATACCAGTCTGTTACTTTTGATGCTTACGGTCGTGCCACGGCGGGAACAAACCCCACGACGATTGCTGGCTACAACATTTCAGATGCCTACACAATAGCGCAAATAGATACGCTCTTTGGGTCAACAACGTCAGCCGCTGATTCAGCCGCCGCCGCAGAGTTAGCTAAAACCGCTGCACAAAACAGCGCCACAGCCGCATCTGGTAGCGCCACACAGGCGTCAGGCTTTGCAGACGACGCAAGTGATTCAGCGGATGCTGCTGCGGCTTCCTACGATGCCTTTGATGACCGCTACTTAGGCTCCAAGGCTTCTGCGCCTACTCTGGACAACGACGGTAATGCGCTGTTAACTGGTGCTTTGTACTGGGATACCACTGCCGAGCAAATGCGTGTTTACACCGGCTCTAGCTGGGTTGCTGCAGGCTCTGCTGTTAACGGCACATCTAACCGTCAGGTCTACACGGCTACGGCAAGCCAGACAACCTTTGCGATTACATATGATGTAGGTTTTGTTGATGTCTACCTAAACGGCGTAAAGCTAATTGTTGGCACAGACTTCACGGCTACTAGCGGTACAAACATTGTTTTAGCTACAGGCGCAACGGCTGGTGACTTGGTTGACATTGTTGCCTACGGTGCTTTTGAGGTTGCTGATACCTACTCACAAGCCGCTGCTGATGCTCGGTTTGCTACAACGGCTCAAGGTGCTTTGGCTGACTCTGCCTTACAGAGTGCTGACATTGGTGTCTCTGTACAAGCCTATGATGCTGACACAACCAAGAATGACGTAGCCAACACATTTACAGCCACCCAGACCTTTGGCACTAGTGTGGTTGAAAAGAAGGTGGCAATGGGTGCTAACGACATCGATCTGTCTGCTGGCAACTACTTCACCTACACACTGTCAGGCGCACAAACACTAACGGTCAGCAACGTGGCCTCTAGCGGCTCTGTGAGCGCATTTGTGCTTGAGGTGACCAATGGTGGCTCTGCGGCCTTAACGTTCTTCTCAGGTGTAACTTGGGCGGCGGCAACGGCTCCCACGCTAACAGCCGCTGGTGTTGACACACTGGCATTCTTCACCTCAGACGGTGGCACGACATACAGAGGCTTTGTCCTCGGACTGGGGATGGCGTAATGGCAGTAAGAGACGTAGTTCAAGCCGCCGCTGGTGTTGGCGGTGGGGGTGAGTATGTTGAAGATGTGTTCTCAACGTATTTGTACGAGGGGTTGGGGAACGGCGGCAATGTTACCGTATCAAACGGTGTAAATTTATCCGAAGAAGGCGGTCTTGTATGGGCGAAACAACGATCAGGTAACGGAGCGCATGCCCTTGTTGATACTGTTCGTGGCGCAAACCAAGTTTTGCTTTCATACGACACAAGCGCAGAATTTACACAATCAAGTATTTCTGCTTTTTCAACGACTGGATTCACAGTTGCTAACGGGTCTGCTCTTGTTAATGCCGCCTTCCAAGACTACGCCTCATGGAGTTTCCGCAAGAGTCCAAATTTCTTCGACGTTGTGACGTGGACGGGTGATGGTGTTGATGGGCGGGAAATTTCCCATAACCTTGGGTCTGTTCCGGGGATGGTTATTGTTAAATGCACAAACGATGCAACTAGATGGGCTACATGGCATCGGTCGTTGACAGCCGGGCATATGGTGGTGCTTGAGACTACAGGTGCAGAAATCTTAATATCAGGGTCGTCTGGTGGTGGAGTTTCAAGTGCAGATGCGTCCACGTTTACCGTTAATACCGGGACTTCTCTTAATTGGGTCAATGGATCAACTAAAACCTACGTAGCCTACCTCTTCGCACATGATGCAGGTGGCTTTGGCGACGATGGCGAGCAGAATGTAATTAGCTGTGGGAGTTATACGGGGACGGGTGTAGCCGACAATGCCGTTAACATAGGATGGGAACCTCAATGGCTTCTGTGGAAACCAGCGACAAGCACAGGTGACTGGCAGATAGTTGACGCTATGCGTGGCTTTACAGCTTCTGGCGTTGGTGTAAATAGACTAGAGCCAAATACATCAGACGCAGAAGCATTAACCGGTATCCCTTATTGCGATATATCATCCACTGGCTTTGTCCAAAGTGGTTCCTCAGGTACAAATAATGCCTCTGGACAAACATACATCTACATAGCCATCCGCCGCCCGATGAAAACTCCGGAGTCTGGGACTGAGGTGTTTGCTATAGACCAGGGCGACGGTGTATCTACTTCCCCCCAATACATATCAAGTTTCCCTGTAGATATGGCTATAAATAAATATATATTAGAGGGGGGTAACAGTTTACTATGTTCGAGATTGACTCAAGGGAAATATCTAAAAGCCAATGATACATCAGCAGAGGTTAGTAATGGATCTATAGTATTTGATTTTATGAATGGCTGGAGAGATGTCATAACGTCAACAAATTGGTATTCCTGGATGTTCCGCCGTGCCCCATCTGTATTCGACGTAGTTTGCTACACGGGGACGGGTGTTGCAGGTCGCACTGTAAATCACAACTTAGGTGTGGCGCCTGAGATGATGATTGTAAAGAAACGCAATAATGCACGAGACTGGAAAGTTTACCACTCTGCTTCAGGAAATGGTAAAGCGTCTGAGCTAAATGCGACTGGTGTTCCAGTTGATAGCCCCGCTTTTTGGAATGACACAACACCTACAAATAGTGTTTTCAGTGTAGGTTCTAGTGACACAGTTAATGGAAGTGGTGACACTTTCATCGCCTATCTCTTCGCAAGCCTACCCGGGGTATCTAAGTGCGGCTCCTATAGCGGAACTGGTGCTGACTTAAATGTAGACTGTGGCTTCAGTGCTGGCGCAAGGTTTATATTAATTAAACGCACAGACAGCACAGGCGACTGGTATGTGTGGGACAGCGCACGGGGCATCGTAAGTGGTAACGACCCATATTTGCTACTAAACAGCACAGCGGCTGAAGTGACCAGCACTGACTACATTGACCCATTGGCATCAGGCTTCACAGTTACATCATCAGCACCTGCGGCTTTGAATGCAAGCGGTGGCTCCTTCATCTTCCTTGCAATATCGTAACAAATTGGAGAATTAAAAATGAGTAAAGCAAGAGACTTAGCGGACGTAGTAGTACCTACTGGGGCGGTTGTGGGTACTACTGACTCGCAAACACTATCTAGTAAAACAATTACAGGCTTGATTGCTGACGGGGCTATCACTGAAGAAGTCTACACGTTAACTGGTACAGCAATTGACCCTGCTAACGGGACAATCCAAGTCAAGGCTCTATCAGCGCCAGTGACGTTTACAGACTCAGTTAGTGCTGGTCAGAGCGTGGTGTTGATGATTACCGGTGGTGACTCAAACGCTATTACATGGCCTACAATGACATGGGTGACTAGCGGTGGCAACGTGGCTCCTACGTCTACGGCTAGTGACACCTTTGTACTGTGGAAGATCAGCACTACTTTGTACGGTGCTTATGTAGGGAACTATGTATGAGCAAGTTAGCTAAGGTGTTACAGGCTGCTGCTGGTAATGCTGGCGGTGCTGTTGAACCTGTCGGCATTGACTTTGATGGGACTAATGATTACCTGAACCGGTCGAGTGATTTGGTGGGAAATGCGGATGGGAAGACGTTTACGTTTTCGGCTTGGGTTTATAAAACAGACGCAACTGGATACGTTTATAGTTCTGGAACATCAAATCAATTTATTGTCTATACGAGTAATGACAGGGTTTCCGTATTGGGTAAAAACTCAGGAAATACTTATATATTAAGCGCAGAAACTGGCACAAACAAAATTCCAAGAAATACTTGGACGCATATAATTATTAGCATGGATTTATCTAATGCTTCAAATAGATATATTTATGTAAATGATGTAAGCCAGAGCATAACTGCCAGTACGTATACTAATGATAGTATTGACTTTACCAATAGCTCTCACGAAATAAATACAAGCGATAATAGCAATGATATTTTTGGCCGCCTCGCCGGTGTCTACCTAGATTACACCTACCGTGACCTCTCAGTAGAGGCCAACCGCCGTGACTTCATTGATGATGATGGCTTGTACGTCACACCACCTACTAGCGGTATTATCAGCGTTCCACTAGATGACCCAGAGGACATTGGTTACAACGCTGGCACTGGTGGAGACTTTACCGTGAATGGCGTAATGGCTAGATCAGGGCGTGGGCCTAATCAGTACAATGCGGCGGCATCATCAATGTTTACATCAGGTCAAAATGTAACTCTTGCTAATGTAGGATTAACGACTACTGGGTATACCATTAGTGCAAACGTCAAAACAACATTAGGAGTATCAGTTATACCATTCTGGGTTAACGGTAGTGGTACAAACTATCAAACCCAGATGATGGTTATGGGAACAACGGGTGTTCTTAGATTAAACGTGTATGACTACGCAACCTCTACAACTGTTATGCGGATAACGGCAGACACTGCCCTTGTCGCCGATAGATTTTATAATATACAGATGGTTGTTGATCCCGCTTCAACCGCTAATACTAAGTTTTATGTAGATGGTGTTCAAGTTGCAACAACGGTGTTAATTTTTGTAACTAGAACAAATCACATATTGACATACACGGCACAGGTGTATGGTACTTCCGGTACGTTTTCAGATGTATATTTTACAGACGGGAAAATTGATTTATCTACAGACAACCCGTTCTACGACACAGACACAAATAAGCCCAAGTACTTAGGCGAGTCTGGTGAGTTACCTACAGGCTCATCACCACTGGTCTACCTACCCCTACGAGGCAATGATGCTGGCAAAAACTTAGGCACAGGTGGCAACTTCACAGTTAACTCAGGCCCGTTCACAGGTGCGAGGGGGCCTAGTGAGTTTTTGGCTAGGAGTGTAGAGGGAGATAACAGCACTGGATATTTGAGCAGAACATCTCTTACAGGGGCAACAAGTAGTAAAACATTAACTTTTGTTTGTGCGTTTTATTCAGATGCTGCTGTTACTGCGCCCCGTCTTTTAAGTATGAATGATACTGGGGCTGCTGGCGATGAGTTTCACGCTTACAAACAAAACGTAGACTCGTCATTTAGATTAACTACTCGTAGCTCATCGCCTGCCGCTAATAACTTAGCCGTTAATACATCCACAAATTCAGCATCAAATAATACTTGGCATATAGTTCTTGTGTCTGTAGATTTGAGTGACACAGGTAAAAGACATTGCTACATAGATGGGGTTAGCGACGGTACATTTACAACTTATGTTGACCAACCTATTAGTTTTGATTCAATGGATGTAGTAGAAATAGGCAGGGATTTTGACGGTCTAAATTATTGGCCGGGATACATTGGTTTTATGTATATGTCCACCTCCTACATAGACTTTTCCCAAGAAGCCAACCGCCTAAAGTTCGTAGATGGCCTTGGGTATCCAGTAGACCTTCAACCAGCCATTGATGCAGGTGATATTGCTACTCCATTAATCCATATGAAGTTCGATGACACATCCGCACTGGGCACTAACTCTGGCACAGGTGGCGATTTCACAGTTAATGGCACAGTGACCGCTGGCGCAGACGTGTCAGTTTAATTCAACAGACTAACGAAAGGAATCAATCATGTCTGAATATCGTAATCGCTCAACAGGCGAAGTTAAATCACAAGGGGCTATTCGCAAGAGTATGCCTAACACATCCCTGCCACGGGTATGGACTAGCTCCATCTGTGACAGCCTTGGTATTGACCCAGTGTTAGAGGCTCCTGCGCCCACACCATCTGGAGAATATAAGTCAGTCGGTCGCAATGGTGTTGTTCAAGACGCTAACGGCAACTGGGTCTTTGCGTGGGTTGAACGGGATATGTTCTCTGACTACGTTAATGACGAGGGTGTGACTGTCACCAAGGCAGAGCAGGAACAAGCGTACACAGCCCGTAAGGATGCAGAGGCCGCTACGGCTGTTCGTGCAGAACGTGACAAGCTAATCGCCTCCTGTGACTGGATGGCTATCAAAGCCTTTGAGGGCGGCACAACGGTGTCTGCTGAGTGGGCAACCTACCGCCAAGCCTTGCGTGACGTAAGCGCACAGGCGGGCTTTCCTAACGACATCACATGGCCTGAGAAGCCATAATTTGTTAGAATCTTGATAATGAATTAACACCGAGCAAAGCCATGTCTGACGAAGTAAAACTAACTGAAGCGCAAATTGATGCTATCGTTGACAAAGCCGTCGAAAAGACATTTCAACGAATGTATCAACAGGTAGGGAAGTCAGTTTTGACAAAGCTGACGTGGCTTGTTGGTGTGTCAGTCGTGGGTCTATTTATGTGGCTGGGAGGCCATAACTCATTGCCTAAGTAATGCTGGCTGAACTCGCAATTGCGAATGCGGCCTTCTCAGTTATAAAGGAGGCCTTTCAACACTCAGGCTCGATACTTGATGCCGCCGGCGCGCTTTCACAGTATTTTGACTCAAAGTCATCACTGCAAAAGAAAGTCAACGAAAAAGGCGGGAACAAGTCTGATTTGCAAGAATGGATTGCGTTGCAACAACTTGAGGCTTGGGAAAAGGAGCTTCGGGAAATGCTTATTTACTCCAATGGGCCACCGGGACAGTGGGACTCTTGGTTGGCGTTTCAGGCCGATGCAAAACGCAAGCGGGACGACGAGGCAAAAGCACTAGCTTTGGCGGCATACAAACGCAAGCAAAAGATTTGGGCTTGGATTAACGGCTTTTTGATTACTGCGTCTGTCCTGACCGGGGTGATAATTATTGCTGGCCTCATTTGGCTGATTGCAACCAAGGGGGATGTTTGATGACCGACGAGTTTTTAAAAGCAGACATCAATGGCGATGGCGTCATCAGCCCAGAAGAATTTCAGCTTGAGATACGCCGTAAGCGTTTGGAGATTGAAGACGCCGATGCACAGCGCGACCAGATTCGACGCATGGTTTGGTTTGTGTTGTTCGGTATGCTTGGCTACCCTTTGTTCGTGATTGGCTCTAGCCTACTTGGTCTGGACAAGGCGTCAGACATCTTGGGGTCTATGGCCACAATCTATTTCCCATCGACCAGTTTAATACTGGCGTCGTTCTTTGGCGCGTCTGCGTACCAGGCCAAGAAAGGTTAGCTATGCTCCAAGCATTGATCGGCCCTGTCACGGGTCTGTTAGACAAGTTTGTTGAAGACAAAGACCAGAAAGCGGCACTGGCTCACGAAATTGCAACGATGGCTGAAAAGCAGGCGCATGAGTCTGCGATGGCACAAATTGAAGTTAACAAAGCGGAGGCACAAAGTGGTTCAATATTTAAAGGCGGTTGGCGTCCATTTATTGGTTGGGTTTGCGGCATGGCATTCGCTTACCACTTTATATTACAGCCTGTCTTACTTTTTGGAGTAGCGGTTACAGGCGTTGAGATACCAGCACTGCCAGAGTTTGATATGAGTAGCCTGATGACCGTCCTAATGGGTATGCTTGGCCTTGGTGGACTGCGTACATTTGAAAAGCAGAAAGGGTTAACCAAATGAAACTATCAGCCTCGTTCTCTTTGAACGAACTAACCAAGTCAGATACGGCTATCCGACATGACATTGACAACACGCCATCCATGCAGGTCATCGAAAACTTGCAGGATCTGGTAGACAATGTATTGCAGCCTTTGCGAGAAAAGTTTGGCCCTATTGTTGTCACTAGCGGCTATCGCTCACCTGCCGTCAATACAAAGATTGGTGGCAGTGCGACCAGCGACCACTGTCACGGCTATGCCGCAGACTTTGAGGCTTTGGGAGTGGACAACCGAGAACTGGCGCTGTACATCCGCGACAACCTCCAGTTTAAACAGTTGATCTTGGAATTCTATCGTGATGGCGTCCCCGACTCAGGCTGGGTGCATTGCTCATTCCAAAAAGACGCAAACAAGGGTCAAGTCCTGACCGCCAGCAAAGTGAACGGTCGGACTCAATACACCAACGGCATCAGTTAGGTTTCTGAGTCTTTCTAGCGCCACCTTGCTTGGCGACCTCCACGCGCTCCACAGTTGTAAATTTGTGCATATTGCCGCACTCGACAGTCCTGCGCCGCGTGTTGTCTTGTCGCATCCTTGATTCGAGTACGGTTGTCCATGCTCCGCATTGTGGGCATTTCATTCTTTGACGAATACCCCGTTAGGCAGTAGCGTGCCCTTGCGGTCTTTAATCTGACCGTATGCGGCATCCATGCACGAAACCAAGTCAATATCCTTGATGGCGCAGTAGTTGACCAAGCAGACCATTACATCACCCACGGCGTCGATGATTTCGTCCCTGTTGTTCTTGATGGTTGCGTCTGCCAGTTCACCCATCTCAGACACGGCTTTAAGCAACTGAGCCTCGGCTGTGCTGTTCTGAATAATGCGGCGTGTTTCCGACCATTGGACTATCCGCATCTCTACATTCGCGTAACTCATACTTTTTCCTTTCGACCGTCTTTGTAAACCAGTGTGTTGTTTCGACGGCTGGGATGCTCTTGATGGTCATCAGCGCCCGGTCTGACGGCTGGCATTGATAACTCTGGGCACAAGTACACACCAGACATTTTTGAAAACGATTGCGATTGTGCAACCTCGATTTGCTTGCGTAAATCCATTTTAGTTTTCCTCATACTGTAAAAATTCTTGTTGTGCGTCAGAGTCCATCTGAGCAAAAGTCTCAAAGTGGTTTTCCCCGCAGCACCCAAACGATACCTTTGGCGTGCCGCAGTAACAGCAGTACTCTGTGCCGTCCTCCATCAGTTCCTCTTTAGTCATGCTATGCCCCTATCAAAAAACAATTTAAAACGTTTTAGGAGCGTCTGTCGGCGCCCTAGCAGTACGGTTTGCCACCAAATATCTAGTTCGCTCATGTGCGACCTTTTAGGCGGCTCATAGCGGCATCCGATAACAACGCGGCCTGTGTTGTAGCCGTTCACGATAAGGCCACCACTGCGATGGCTGGGAGGGTCATTATTGCCGCTACAACCACGGCTGAAAATACGTCGTTTAAAGTCATTTTGTCTCCAATGCCAACTTGAGGTCAGCTAGGTCTTCTGAGTGGTAATCAAAGCCAAGGCCGTCTAGCATATCAGCGTGAACGGCTCCCCACAGCAAAAAGTCTTCACCCCACGCTGTCTTACGCACCGAGTACAACTCCACCATGTCGCTTGCTTGTGGGTGCTGGCGTACCAGAATTTTGTCTTTCATTTCAGTTATCCCTTTTATACAAAAACTTTTGGTCGAGCAATGATGGTTTGCTTAACCCCATCTCGGTCTTGATGCTCTTTAACGGTTGCAACCATTTTGGCTGTAAAGCCTTTGGTTGGAAAAGCCAGTGAAAACCCTTTGTAGATCACTACGTTCTTATTTTCGTCTTCACAGATATGCAGACATTGAGTGCCATAAGCACTGTCAATCGTAATAACGTGAACACAAGTCAAAGTAATGTCAACGCGCAAGCCTACCTTTCCAACCCACTGGCTTTTTGCGCCCTGTTCGGCGCGCTCTTTAGCAAACTTTTCGCGCATAACTTGGCGGCGATCAATGCCGCTTAAAACCGCTGAACATTGTTTCTTAGTCAATTTGCCAAACGTATCAAACGATTTAGCCATTGAGCCAATAAAGTTTTCTTTGTAAACAACAGTTCCATCGTCTAAATCAAACACACGACCGTCTTGAATGGTCTCCTCAATTTCTTCTGCGCGGTGGGTGTTGATGCGCCATGTCTTTTGGGCGTTTTGAATGATGTTGCGCTTGATGGCGGCGACGTATGCCGCCTCATTCTCGATGTGATTTGTAGACCAAGTGCGCTGTGCTGTTGTCATTTTGCTATCTCCTTTTGTGTTGCGATGTGTTTATTCTACACACACCACAACACTTAAGAATAGGTGTTTACCCTAATGCCAACCCTTTTTTAACCAAATACACAATCTGCCCTGAAACAGACCGTGATTCAGCTATTGCTTGCGCCTTGACCTGTTCGTACAAGTCAATCGGAAAGCGGAGGGTCACGAATTTAAATAAAAGATTTACCATTTGTATTCCTTAAAACGGCATATCGTCGTCAATTTCGGGCGATGCTGGCATTGGCTTGGCTACTGGTTTTGCTATTTGCTGGTCTTTTGGCTTAAAGCTAAACGACATAAACTTCTTGCCGTTAGTGGAAGTCTTGAGCCATGCGCTCATCCACACCTCTTGGCCTCCAACCATTGCGGAGCCGTTGTAATCCGGGTGGTTGT